GATTCCCTGCGGGCGTGAATTTGAAAATAGTATAAAAATAGAACGCGCTCGTCAGCGGAAAGGCTGGCGAGCGCTCTTTTGAGTGCTGGAAGGGGGAATTGGGGTGTGCTATGCTCCCCGGCGTGGCGCAGAAATTGACCATTTTCTTGCTGTCATGAACGCCGGGGGGCTGGCTGTCATTTTGCGTATGGCTGACCGCAGTATTTGCAGCGCGGCGCGCTGCCGCGTCGGCCGCTGTTCTTCGCGCCGCAGCCGGGGCAGATCCACTGCACGAATGTGCCCTCCGGCGTGTACAGCGCAACCGTGCGCGTCACCGCGTTAATCTGCAGGTTTTGCAGGTATCCCTTGCCGATGAGCGATCTGAGCTGCTCAAGGGCTTTGACGGAGGAGAGAACCGTGCCCAGCTGGTCAAAGGTCAGGCTTTCTTCGGTCAGCGGGAGGAGCGCGCCTGCGATACGGCGCGCGCAGGCTCTGCGGTATGCATGGCGAAGAATGCGAAAGACAGGCGTTATGAGCGCAGCGAATAGGAAAATACCCATCACGCCGGACAGCGTTTTCCCCTGCGAAAACATCTTTATCGTCGCGGAGACGGTCGCCGCCGCAAAAATGGCACAGACCAGCACAACGGGAATATCCGTTTTTTTCTTGACGAAGGCCTTTGCGCTCAAATAGGGATTTGTGATGTTTGTCATTGCGCGTCTACCGCCGCCTGACAGGTTTCAAATGCTTCGTAGGGATCGCCGCCGCTTAGTACCGCCACGATGCCGTCGCCGTAATCTTCCATATAGCTGTGCGGCATGGCGAACAGGTAGAACAGCTCGTTCTCACCGGGAAGAACGTCCTCCACCAGGTTGCAGGAGCGGCAGGAGATATAGAATTCGTCTCCATCCAGATCGAGGCGGAACTGTGCATAGTAGATCTCGTTGTTGACCAGCGTGGTGAACACGGCCATCTTTTCAAAGACCTCCCGGGTTCCGTGAATCGGCGCGTCCACGGACACGGACAGCATATCATCGTAGATATAAACGGTTATAAAGGCGTATTCCATCGAGTTATCGACGGAAAAGGGCACGGTGAAGGTATAGTCGTCATATTCATAGGGGAATTCATTTTCGTCCAGAAAATTCTTCACCAGACTGGCCATTTGATCCTCTTTGCTCATCGGAACAGAATCGGCGAAGGCCACGGAAAACATCAGCAGTGCGGTCAACAGGAAAACGATTATTTTCTTCATGGGGGAGAATTAAAAAATCCGCAATCCGTTGAAATCACGATGTTTCCGCATTGCACGTATTAATTTTGACTACCATTTTGACCACTTGACCGCTTCGTAAGAGCATTTTCAACTTTTTCGATTGCGCTCTCTTCCTTTTTTGTTGTGAGGTGTGCGTAAATCCTCATTATCATTTCCTCGTTTGCGTGTCCCATCCATTTTACAGCAGTTTTAATATCAACATCCGCATCATATAGCATTGTTGCGAACGTATGTCTACAATCGTGCTGACGTATCGCAACTTTCTTTCGCGCAACCGATGACAAAAAGCTCAAATATCTGCGCCATTCCACATCCACGTCGTTCATTGACATTTTTTTGCCATCTTTTGGCGTAAGAATATTACCGTGCTTGCCTGTTAGTGCCTTCCTCAGTGGCAGGAACAGGGGAACATCACGGATTCCTGCTTTTGTTTTTGGCTGGACGATAACACACGAGGAATGTTCGGCGCGCAGAGAGTGCCGAACGTGAATTACGCCATTCTCAAAATCAACGTCCTTGTCAATGTCAAGTGCAAGCGCTTCGCCACGCCGCAACCCTGCATAGAGCATTACCATGGCAAAAAGTCCCATCGGATTTTCTTGGTGTGTATCTTCTATTATTTGCACTTCCCAATCTTCAAGGTTGCGGTGCGTTCCAACTTCGCCTTTCGCTGGCTTGATGTTTTCGCATGGATTTTTTGTTACAATCCCATCACCTAACGCGGCGCGGAAAACCGCTCGTACCGTCGTTGCTACTTTTTTTCGTGTCGCATCCCCACGATTAGCAAAAGCGTTGTATAGCCGCTGTATGTCCGACGGCGTGATTAGTCGCATCTCAACTTTTGGCAAAATCGACGCGATTTTGTTAAGTCTTGCCACATAGTCATCATACACTTTCGCCGTCACCTCGCTCTTGTACGTCGGCAACCACTCCGCCGCGTACTCCGCGAACGTGTACTTTTCCCGTGGTTTCCTGCCGTATTTTTCCTGTTTCTTGTACTCTTCACGGGCTGCAAGGGCTTCGGACTGCGTTCTACCGTAGAACGAGAAACCCTTATATTTACAAACATAACGCCCGTCCGGGCGCTTTTTTAGTGTCTGGCGTGGCAAGTGTATCACTCCTTTTCTCTTATTGTGCCGCAAAACGCAGCAAAGTGCCATCGTAAATTGTGAACAAATTGAAAACATTTCGCAAACGCACAGGAAATTTTTGGTCATATTCCGTGGCGCGTCAGCATATGGTATTGCGGTGGACGGTAAAAAATACGCGACTGGGGAGGGAAATATGCCTGTTTTTGATAAAAAGTTTGTTGTTAAAATGCTCATTGAAAAGGTAAAGAAACTGCCGGATGACCTGCAAGCGGAATTTCTCGCGTGGCTGGAAAGGAAAATTTCTGCAAAGAAAACGTTATGAATACATAAATAATATGAACTGCGGAGAGCATCGAATCCGAAAGCAAGTAGAAAAAAATTAAGCAAGTAAGAAGCAATCCGTGGGAAATAACGGGAAAAAATTAGCTTCATTATTATTTCCCATCCAGATTCGTGATGCCGCCGTTCTATCAGTTTGTAACAATTCTACTTGGTAGCATTGTGATGTTCTTACATGGTTAATTTTGGGATGCGAAAGTAAGGAAAGGTCAAACTCCGCTTGTGAAAGTCAGGGAAAGTCAGGGAAGCAGGTGCAGAATAGCAAAAGTAAAAGTCAGAGAAGGTCAGAAACTCGAAGGAATGTGACGGACATCAGCGAATAAAAAGTGTCTGAAACGTAGTAATTGCAAGGTTTTGCGCCACTTTTGCGAACATGCTGCATTAGCACAAAAAATATGCTATTCATTGCTTAGCTCGAAAAATACGCTATTCGTTGCTTAGCATAAAAAAAGTGCTTAGCATATTTTTTCTGCTATTCATCAAATAGCACATTTTTTTTGCTTAGCTATAAAAAAAGAAAGAAAAGAAAGAAAAGAAATAAAAAAAAGAAAACAAAAAAAGAAAAATGCGCTGACGCGATTTTTTGCGGTGGCGGCGGTCTTTTTTTGAGCACCATTTTGCGGATATCCACAGCATGGTCATCTTCGTAGCTTCGCGCAGATGATAATTTCGGGGCAGACCATTTTCGTGGCTTCGCGGAAATGGTGCAGAAACCATTTTGTTAATATCAACAAAAAGCAACGGTCAACCGTCTTTTCTCACTAAAAAAACAGGGACTTGACAAGACGGGTTTGCAGGTGCATAATCACACTTACTTCTCCGCCTTGCTTCCCTGCTGATTACTCTTGTTGGTCGCCCTTCTCAGCATCCCCATTGTCCGCCATGCGCTTTAAGCTATCACGTTTCTCCCTGCGCTCCTGCCGCATCCGACGTTCCGCCTTCGCGGTGAGGTATTCAACGTAGTCCATCGCCTCACGCACAACGTCATCCGGCGCGCCCATCAGCTTGGCGATAATCGCCTCGCAGGTTGCGTCGAGAATCGGGCGGTCAGACGTTCCTTGCGGGTTGTCGGACAGTCCGCAAAGGTAGTCGGTGGTCACACCGAGCGCTTCGGCGAACTTCACGACGCTGGTAATCTCCGGCGTGATGGTTCCGCGCTCATAGCACGAATACGTCGCTTGCGACACTCCAACGATGCTTGCCATTTCGGCTTGCGTCTTTTTTTTTGCCTTTCTCGCTTCCTTGAGCCTATCTCCAAGCATAAAAAACACCTCAAAAATTTTTTTGCGTATTATCTTGACATATAAAATTGAGTATGCTATTATTAGCATTGATAATAAGCACTGATTGGAGGAATTTGGAGGGATGCGGATGCAGAATCGTTTGCGGGAGTTCCGCGCAAAGAAGGGCTTTACGCAGATGCAGCTTGCGTGCAAAATCGGATGTCAGCCGGGACTTGTATCACAGTATGAGAGGGGTGTATATTCCCCGTCACTGCATATCGCTATCCGCCTTGCCCGTGCGCTTGGCACGACGGTCGAAGCCCTTTTCGGGGGTGAGGTCGATGGCTGAAAAGCTGCGGCATTTTCTCCACGTCGCCGGGGTGCAGGGAATCAGCGTCGCCGCGCTGTCCGAGAAGTCGGGCATCTCGAAGCCGACCATATACCGCTACGCCAACGGACAGGGAAGTCCAACTGTTGACGCGATGAAGCGCATTGCGAAAGCCCTCGGATGCACAGTCCGAGAGACGTTCCCGGAGGTTTACGGCGAGAAAGCGGACGTGCCGACCGTTAACATCACGGACACGCAGCCCATCAGCACGGCAAAGCTGGCGATGCAGTACGGCATGACAACACGCGAGTTCAATCAGGCGCTGTTCCGCGCTGGTATCCAGATACAGCGCGCCGATGGTTCTTGGGTGGTAGCCGGAAACTTTGCCGACATGGTGACTTACAAGCCCGTCAAAACGGAGAAAGGAACGGTGCGGCTGTTTGCCATGTGGACGCTAACGGCGCGAAAGGTGATTCAGTCCTTGCTGGCGGAGCAAGGAATAGTTCCGGTGGACGGCGTGAACGTGGGGTCGTCGGAGCGCCCGACGAGATAGTCGAGCGACACGCCGTAGAAGTCAGCAATGCGGACAAGTGCCGAAAGCGTCGGTTCGCTGCATCCAGACTTGTAAAGCTGGTACGCGCGAACAGTAATCCCTGCTGCCTCTGCAATCTGCGCATTGCGATAGTCAAAAAACGTCTGCAAGTCGCAGAGACGATATTCCGATTCAAGCAAGGCATACTCACCACCTTTCACGCATACGATAAGAGCAGGGAGGTGAACCCGATGTACCACGTCAACCCGCCCGACATCGAGAACCGGGTGAAGTACACCATCACGACGCGGCGGACGCGAAAAAGGCTTTGAACGAAAGCAACGTCTAATCCGCACAAAAACGCCCGCAGGAGCGCTTGCACGTCGGGACTGGTATTTCCTCACCTGACGGGCTGAAAGCGCTCAGAGAGCCGTTTTTGCCTTTGTAGAGTGTGTGTCCGACGCAAACGCGCATCAGGAGCGGGATTTGATAAACTCGATGTACTTCATCACATCCGCACGTTGGAGCGCGGAAAGAGACTTCACCTGTTCTGTCAGCGGGTCGAAGTCGGGCGGCGAAAACGCGTTTTCATCACGTCCAACGAGCGTATCAAGAGAAACGCCGAGGACATCCGCGATTGCGAGAAGACGCGTCGGAACGGGGTTGCTTCTTCCAGATTCATAGTTCTGGATTGTAATCTCTGCGACATTGGCGCGTTCTGCAAGCTGTTGCTGGGTCAGCCCGTTCGAGAGCCGCAGAGCAAGCAGAATTTCCGGGAACGGCACGGTGCATCACCTCACTTGCGCGGATTCGCCCGAACGTATCGAGCGTACCGCATGACTTCTTCCCGGTCGGACGGAGCAAGCGCGGAAATCTCCAAGTAGAGCGTGTCTGTCTCTTTGGGAGACGGCGCACCGTCGCACCCGGCAAGATAATCGTAGGAAACGCCGAAGATGTCAGCGATTTTTCCGAACACCTCAACGCTTGGAGAACGCTGGCACTTCTCCAACTGCGTCACGGACGCGCCGGAGATACCAAGCGCATCACCAAGCGCCGCAACGGAAAGCCCTGCTTGCTTGCGCAACGCCAAAAGGCGGGAAGCAAATTTTTCTCGCGAAAACATTGAAAACCTCTTGACATCAACGCAAAGTTGATGTATAATGTAAACAAGCAAGCGGAAAATACTTGCCGAGAGTTGATGAGAAGGGAGCAAGAATGAGAACCGCATTAAGGCGGGGCAGAGCCTTACAAGGCTGGTCGCAAGCCGATGTTGCAAAGCAGCTCGGAATCACGGTACAGGCTTACAGCCTAATCGAGACTGGGAAGCGTGACCCGTCCTATCCTGTGTTGGTAGCGCTGGAGGACGTATTTCACACTTCCCACCGAGAACTATTACGAGAGGAGTGACACGGATGCCACACGCAGACCCGGCAGGGTTCGTCTTCTTTGGCTTGAGCGTCGCATTCATAATCGCTATACGACTGATTAACGAGGTAGCAACCTACATCAGCGTAGAGCGCGAGGGACGACGCGAAAACAGAATCCTGCACAAATAGGATAACACACGGACGGGTTGGAAATCAAACACCCCCGCCCAAAGAAGAAGAAAAGTCGAATTTTTTTGACGAAAAACTTGACCGCTGGGCAAGTTAAGGAAAGGAGAAACGTTGGCAAACATTAGAAACCTTGCGGAAAGCAGGGGGTTGAAGATGGCGGACATTGCGCGAATCACGGGCATTTCAGAATCAATGCTTTCGCGGATTGCGAATGGTGAACGCAACGTCACGCCGAAGGTTGCAAAGCAGCTTGCGCCGACCTTGGGCGTAGACTGGTGGACACTCATCGACTAACAAGCGCACAAAGCGCCAGAACAGAAAGGAAGTATCACAATGAGCAATGAAGTTATCAAGGTGCAAATCGCGAACCGTCTGCTGGACGAGTACGGCAAGGGCATTGAAAGCCAATGCATGAGCAGTTGCGTGTCGCGCGGTGACGCGAACAAGACGATTTTCGCCATTCGTCAGAGTTCGCGGAAGCTGAAAGCCATGACGCGCGACGAGTTCGCGAAGCTGGGGAACTGGGACTACATCAGCGAGGCATACGACACGTATGAAGCCGTGATGGAAGCCCTGCTGTTGGCGGTTAAATACGAAATAGATAAGATGGCAGCGGTCGCTGTCTAAGGGGGGGGGAAGGGTAATGCTTTTAGCGCATTTGGACAAACTTGTGCCGGACAAAGAGGCACGGAAAAAAATCTGGAAGGAAAGCCTGATTGATAAAACCCTGCTGTACTACGCGAGCGACATTATTCACGAGCTTGACACCGCTTGCGACAGCAAAATCATTGCCAAAAACATTTGGCGATGGATTCCTCTGGACGCTCATAATCAAAGAGCGATGACCTTTGAACAGTTTGCACGTGCTTATGCAAGCCTAAACAGAGCGAACGCAAGTTGCGCTGAATGGGATGCTTACAAAGGCATAGTAGACAAGCTACTTGAAGAGATTCGGAGCAGGGAGGAGGCATATGCGGAATGACTGACTTCCAACGCGCAACCGGGGTAACGATGCAGCCGGAGGAAGGCGAGGGCTTGCGGTGGTGTCCCATCGACGCGGTAATCGTCAAGCAGATTCGCAACCATCTGGGCGACAGCGCCGCAATGCGGATTGTCTACGACGCCGTCTGCAACATGGCGGGCATTAACACGCCGGACGACATCACCAAGCTGACGTTTGAGCGGGCATATAGCCGCGCATTGTCCGAGACGGGGCGGTATCAGGCGGGGGAAATTGACGCACAGGGCAATTTCATCGCGGAGGTAATCGCGACGGCTTTCGCCCTTGCGCCTACTAATATTGTAGCAGATAGGGGGGCTAAGTAAATGCCGGAATTTCGCGGTTATGAGCTGCGAACCGCCAGAGAGCAAGCAGGGCTGCGCTTGTGGCAGGTGGCGCAGGAAATTCACACGCCGGAATCGTGCATCCGCCGCTGGGAGGGAGACGAAGCAGAGCCGTCGCCGGAAGTCATCGACCAGCTTGAAGAGCTGTACAAATGCCCTATGCTGTGGCATCGCTGGATGCTGTCACACAGCGACAGTTATCGACGGCATTACAGCCCTGTCAGCGACACAACCACGATGGGGAGCGTCCTGCGGAATCGCTACGCAATCGAGGACATCTTGCGATTGCAGGAAGCCATCGAGCGCGACGTGAGCGATGATGGGCAAATCGACAACATGATGAACCGAGACAAGTACATCGAGCTCATCAAAAAGGCGGTTGCTTGCCTGTCCGACACGCTTGCGAGGATAGAGAAGCGGGGTGGCGCGAAATGACGCAGTACCTCAACACCGAGCGCGTCGCCGAAATTCTCTGCATCAGCAAGGAGAGTGCCAGGAAATTCATGCGCGAGATGCCGCACATCTGCATCGGCGGCAAGGCGCACGAAACCATCCGCGTCACTGTCAGCGATTTTGAGCAGGAGATGGAGCGCCGAAAGCGTTACCCGACGCAGGAGCAGGAGAACGAGGTCATCCGCCAGCGCAAGAAGCGCAACGACCTTGTGGCGCGCGGACTGATGAACCCTGATGGCACAATTGCCCGGAGACGGGCATAAAAAAAGCGCCCGTGCCGCGGGTACAAAGCGCGAACACGAGCAGACAGAAAGGGTAAGTGGCGGTTAAGCCACTTACAGTCTAACACAAAATCGAAAGGAAGTCAACATATATGGAGCAGTTTATCACCGACGACATTGAAGAAATCGAGGAAACCGAGCAGGAAGAAAGCGCGCGTTTCATCATCGACAACGACCAAAAGGCGGACTGGGCGGTGCGTAAAATCATGGAAACAGAAAACGCCGCGAAGATGTGGAAGGAGTACTACAAAAAGCAAAGCGACCGAGTAGAGCAGACTACGCAGCAACGGATTGCCTACTTCACCGCCATGCTGGAAAGCTACTTCGAGACTGTTCCGCACAAAGCGACGAAGACCAGCGAGAAGTACAAGCTGCCGAGCGGCGTTCTGGTCCGCAAGGCGCAAGCGCCGGAGTACGAGCGCGACGATGCGCAGATTATCGCGTGGTGTGCCGAGAATGCGCCGTCCTGCGTGGAGAACGTGCCGAAGCTGAAATGGACGGCGCTGAAAGGGTTGTTTGTAGAAAACAACGGACAGGCGATTGACGAAATTACGGGCGAAGTCGTACCCGGTATCAAAATTGTTCCGCGCGACCCGATTTTCGCGGTGCAGAAGGGGTGAGCAAAATGACAAGACGCTGCTGCCTGTGCGGGGCATATCTGGATAGCGGAGAGCGCTGCGACTGTGGATGCAGCCAGACGGACGAAGTGCCGCGAGGGTGCAGGAAGCCCGTGCGAAGGGTTGATGAAGCCAATCGAACAGGAGAGGATTGGCGCTGGGAGAAGTACATCAACGAACAGTATCAGAGATGATACGAGTGCTGACAGGAGGAACGAGCATGGAAAACGGGCAGATTTACGCCGCAATCAGCGCGGCGATGGCGGACATTTCCGCAATCGGCAAGGACAAGTACAACCAGCAGCAGGGTTTTAAGTTCCGCGGCATCGACGATGTGATGAACGCCTTGAAGCCCATCCTGACGAAAAACAAGATTTTCACTGTTCCACAGGTTTTGGAGCAGACGCGAGAAATCAAGGTAACAGCGAAAGGCGGAGAACTGCGGTACAGCCTTCTAAAAATCGCGTTCCGCTTCTACACCACCGACGGCAGCTTTGTCGAGGCGGTGACGCTGGGCGAAGGCATGGACAGCGGCGATAAGGCAAGCAACAAGGCAATGGCGATTGCTTACAAATATGCACTTTTCCAAGTATTCTGCATCCCGACGGAAGAGATGACCGACCCGGACGGTGAAAGCTACGAGACAAAGCACGAGCCGCAGAAGAAACCGGAGCAGCCAAAGCCGCAGAGCAAGAGCGCGAAAAACCCGGCAGAGGAAAATCCGGGATTTTATATCACCTCGGAATGTAGGAAAATCGGAATCGGAATTGAGACGTTGCAACAAATGCGCGAGGTGCTTATTGATGGCGGCGTAATCAAAAATATCCCGACGAAAGAGATGACGATGGCGGACGCAAAGGCGCTGATGGACGCGGTGAAAGCTAATTTACGGGAGGCATCGTGATGAATCGAGCAGAACGCAGAAGAGCGGCGCGGGACATGACACACGCCACGCAGAGTATCATGAGGGCGCGGGGAGGCTACGAACGCGAGTATGAGCGCGGAGCGAAGGATGCAGAACGCCATGCAATCAAGATGATTTTCGCCGGAATGTGCCTTGCGATGAAAGAAGAGTTCGGATTTGGCGCACAGCGGATTCATAGGATGCTGACGGCGACGCAAAAGTATCTGCAACCCGGCGCGTACTTCACAACGGCAGAATTGATTGATGAGGTGCTGGAAAAGACGGGCATCCGGCTGGATTTCGACGACCCGTTTGACATGGTGGAGCGAATCGAGAAAGGGGAAAAGCGATGAATGTAGTTAGCAACGTCGAAATCATGGGGCTTGCGTCGAGCGTAAAGGCAAGCCGCTATCCGATGGCAACCGACACGGAGAATTGCAGCGCGGAAGTCACGGAGCGGACGATGGCGCTTGCCAATTGCCAGACAGGGAGCGGACACGACCAGTTTTTAACGGGAATCGTCGTGCAGTTCGACCTCACGTTCTCAATCAAGGCGTGGGTGGAAGCCGAGCGGTATCACTTTTTGGACTTCGTTTCGAGCCAGTCAACCATGCACCGCATAACAAGCATGGACATCGACGAGCAATGCATCGACTATGTTCGCCGGGAGACAATCGAGCTTGTGGAGAAGCTGGTTGCGGAGTACAAGGAAGCACCCACGCCGGAACGGTATCTTGCAGTCCTCTACAACGTGCCTGTTGGCTTGCGGCTGACGGCGCGAATGACAACCAACTACCGGCAGCTTAAAACCATCTACCAGCAGCGCAAGAATCACCGTCTGCCGGAATGGAGGGCGTTCTGCGCATGGATTGAGACGCTGCCGAGAGCGGAGTTTATCACAGGGAAGCGAGCTGACGCAAATGGCTGAACGTGGGGAAGCCCGTCGCGAATATCAGCGGGCTTACTATCAAGCGCACAAAGAAGAGCTTCAAAAACGTCATCGCGAATATTACTGGAAAAACAAAGAAAATTCGCGGAGATATAATCGAAAGCATTACTTAGCGCATAGAGAAAAAATCTGTAAAGCCGCACGTGAACGTTACTACAAACTTAAAGCAGAACGCATGGAGAAAGGGGAGGAAAAGCTGTGGGAGGGGGAAAAGAATGCCTAAAGAAGAACTTATGCCGCGATGCCCGTACTGCGACGGTGAAATGAAATACGTTGTACTCGATATGGTAAGAAGAACAGCGCGGCTTCATTGCCCGACGTGCGATTCAGAATTTCCGCCAAAGAAGGAAGAAATGACGATGACGACTAAGCAGCGAAACCGCGTTCTGACTTTTTACGAAGCCATCACGCAGAACCGAAAGGCAGCGCGTGTTTGGGTGGAACTGCGCTACAATATTCCAATCTGCGCGTATTTCCTCGTGCGCACAAACAAAACGTGCCGAGTGATTCCGTACAATCTTGGTATTGGCAGCTTCGTCGTCGGAGAAGAGGACTACGGCACAAAGTGGCGGTGCTGGGAAAAAGAGCCGACACGAGAAGAAACCAAACGCGAGCCGTGGAGTGCGCCATGATTGCGACAGTCGGCAAAGTCATCGAGAAACCGGGCAGCCTGACAATCCAGACTGCCCGACCCGATGCGGAAAACCTATCCGATACAGTCACCGTGCTATGGCAGGATTGCCGCACGATTAGTCCAGAGCAACGACGTAAGGCGTGGGCGCTGATTGGCGAGATAGCCGCCGCGACGGGATACCTCGGACAGGGGGACAAAAGCGACCTCAACACAATGCTCAAGGCGGAGTTTCTGCGAGCGCGAATTGATAAGCTACAAGCGGAGGCAATCAAGGCATTCAGCCTGTCCGACGTGGATATGACAACCGCACGGCTCTATATTGATTGGCTTGTTGAGTTCTGCGTGGTAAACGACATCCCAACAAAACAGCCGCTTGTGGAGTACGCGGAGGACATTGGCGCGTATATCTATGCTTGCGTGATGCACAAGCAATGCGCCGTCTGCGGACGCAGACCGTCAGACCTACATCATTGGGAGCGCGTCGGCATGGGCGCAGACCGCACGGAAATCAATCATATCGGGCTGCTGTGCGAACCGCTTTGCCGTGTACATCACACAGAGTGCCACACGATGGCACAGGCGGAGTTCGACGAGAAGTACCACATTCAGCCCGTCAAAATCGACGAAAAAATAGCTAAGCTGTACAAGCTGGGAAGGAAAAGCAATGAACAAGCTGACAATCATCGGAAATCTAACGCGGGACGTTGAGTTGCGCACGACGCAGAGCGGCAAGAGCGTCGCCAACTTCACGGTTGCGGTCAATCGCCGCGCGAAACCGGGTGAAAAGGCAGAAGCAGACTTCTTCCGCGTGTCCGTCTGGGACAAGCAAGCGGAAACGTGCCAAAAGTACCTTGCAAAGGGGCGCAAGGTTTGTGTGATTGGAAGCGTCAGCGTCAGCACATACAACGCCAACGACGGAAGCACACGCGCAACGCTGGAAGTATTCGCGCAGGATGTTGAGTTTTTGGACAGCGCGAAACAGGATATACCGCAGGTGGCGCATGAGGCGGCTCAACTGCCCGCGCCGCAGTACACCCCGGTATACAACGAGGATTTGCCGTTCTAACGGCGGCTGATGGAGGTAGCAAATGGCGAAGGTAAAGTATGTGCCGATACCGCTCGATATGGCTGACGACATCGAAGAACTGTCCGACGAGGAAATCGGGCTTGTTGTCAGGGCGTACCTGCAATATGGAAGGAGCGGAGAAACGGCTGAAATGCCGCGTACAATCAAGTACCTTTATAACGCGCTTGTTCGTGAACTGGACAGAGCGAGCGAAGGATACGAGAAAAAAGTGGCGGCTGGAAAATCCGGCGGGCGCGGTCGTCCGAAGAAAGAGCATTCAGAAGAAATCCAGCAGCCTGAACCGGCACAGCTCAACCCCGAACCAGAGCAAAAGCCCGAAATGCGCACCCCTACACCCTTTATCAGCGACGAGGAAGCCGCCGAAATTCAGCAGGGAACAAACGCGGTGCTGGACGAAGCGCAACGGCAAGGATTTCCCGAAACAACAGCGACGATGGACACCATCAACCAGCTTGTAGCAGACAACGGCGCGGAAGAGGTGCTGGAATGCGTCAAAATCGCCGGGGAATCCGGGAAGGCAAATGTCCGATACCTCAAAGGTGTAATCAACGGACGCACGAAAGAAAAACAGGAGAAAGAGCGACGAGAGCAAGCACGGATTGAAGCGGAAAAGCACCCGATAAGGTTTATCAATAGTACGGATGAAATTGAAGTGCGCGAACCGCCGAAAGTCAAGCAGAGAGATGTATTTTTGAATAGCGTGGGGCATCCAGAGGTACGGACGAAGTTGGAAGAAATCGCAAAAAAATGGAGTAGTTAAAGATGGACGCATACATCAACGAGGACGCGGAAAAGAGCCTGATTGGGCTTGCGATGCAAGACGCAATTGTGGCGCAAGAGGTTGCCGCACTGCCTGATGCACTCTTTGGCTTAAAGCAGATGCAAGCCTGTCAGCGCGGAATTATGCGCCTTGTGAAGCAGGGGAAAAACGTTGACCTTGTAACGCTGGATGCAGAAGTGCAATGCGACTTCCAAGATACAGCCCTCTTGATGCAATGCGTACAGATGGGCATTTCGCCTGTCATGTCCCGGCAGTACATAGCGATTTTGGCGGAGTGCGCGAAACGCCGCGAACTTGCGACGCTGGCGCGAAAAATCCTGCAAGATGTAGGAAATCCGGGCGTGTCGGTTGCAGCGCTGCAAGCGGATTGCGCAGCGGCGGCACAGTCGTCAACCGCTATCAACGACGGGGTGACGATGCACGAAGCGTCGCTCATGCTTGCGAATTCTTTCGACAAGAAGGATGGCGTAACTTGCGGAATCGCAGACCTTGACGTGATGCTGGGCGGTTTCAAGCCGGGACAGCTAATCTATATCGGCGCACGTCCCGGCGTTGGCAAAACGTCACTTGCTATCTGCATGGCGAAGTACGTTGCGGAACACGGTGGCGGTGTGCTGCTCGTGTCGCTGGAGATGAACCCGGTGGAGATTGCAGCGCGATTCATGGCGAACGAATCAGGCGTAGACTTGCAGAAAATCTCCACAGGCAAGATGGAATTAGAGGATTTCGCGCAGATTTCGCCCTGCTATCAGGCGCTTGCAGATTTACCAGTCACAATCGAAGAAAGAGCGGTCACGCCCTTGCAAATCCGCAACGCGGCAGCAAAAATGAAGGCAAGCAAGCAGGGGTTGAGCCTGATTGTAGTTGACTACATCCAGCTCATGCGAGCCGATGAGAAGTGCGGAAACCGCACGGAGGAGGTGACGCAAATCAGCCGCGAGTTAAAGCTGATGGCGATGGATTTAGGCGTTCCGCTTCTCTGTATGACGCAGTTCAATCGCGAGAGCGAGAAGGGATTCGGCAAGGCGACAAGAAGCGAGCCGGATATGTCACAGGCGCGAGACAGCGGTGCGATTGAGCAGGACGCGAACGTGTTTCTCATCCTGCATGAGCCGGAAGAGCCGCAGGACGCGAATAGCGACAGATGGCAGATGTACCACAATTGCCAAGCGAACGGTTTGACCTGGCAAACGTGCCGAATCAGGAAGAACCGAAACGGCGCAACGGGAGTTGTGAATCTGGGGTTTGATAAGCCACATATGCGGTATACATGCCTAAAAAAGGACTAAAAGGAGGAAAGCCATGTACAACATCATCGTTTACGAGAACAAACGGTTTGGAAACATTCGGACATTCGTCGAAAAAGGAAAACAAGAGCCGTGGTTCGTGGCGGCGGATGTGTGCCGAGCGCTGGAAGTCAAGAACGCACGGGATGCAGTGGCCCGTCTGGACGACGACGAAAAGAATACCGTCGTTTTAACCGACGGAAATCGCGGCAATCCAAATGTGACCGTCGTCAGCGAACCCGGGCTGTACGCACTCGTCCTCAGCAGTCGCAAGCCGGAGGCGAAAGAGTTCAAGCGCTGGATTACGCACGATGTCATCCCATCAATCCGAAAGAGCGGCGGCTACATCGCAGGGCAGGAAGACATGAGCGACGCTGACCTGATGGCGAAAGCTCTGATTGTTGCCCAGCGACAGATTGAGCAGCGCGACAAGCAAATCACGGAGATGCAGCCAAAGGCGCTGTTCGCGGATGCTGTGAGCGCAAGCAAAACAAGCATCCTTGTGAACGAGATGGCGAAGCTGCTGCGGCAGAATGGCGTTGAAATCGGCGAAAAGAAGCTGTTCAAACTCCTGCGCGTGAACGGATATTTGTGCAGCAAAGGAGAGCTTCACAACTGCCCGACGCAAAGAGCTATGGATATGGGACTTTTCGAGATAAAGGAAACGGCTATCACAACGTCGGACGGCAGCGTTATACTGCGGCGAACGCCGAAAGTGACGGGCAAAGGGCAAGTGTACTTCATCAACAAGTTTAAGGGGGGATGGGCGTAATGCGAGTAAATCCAAAGCCTTGCCCGAATTGCGGAAGCAAGTACGTGGAAATGTTGACTAAATTTTTCGGCGGTAACGGTTTTGAGGTGAGATGCTTGGACTGTGGCTATATCGGTGAGCTTGGGAAAACAAGAGCCGCAGCCGTGAGAGCGTGGAATAACAACGCAGGGAGGAATAACAATGCCTGATAACAAGAAAGCCCCGCGCTGTCCGTACTGCGGCTCAAAAATGCGGCACAAGCAGAGTCTCGTGTGCCGGACAGAAGATGTTGACTTTATGGTAATGCTGCACTGGTACGAATGTACCAATGAAGAGTGTGAAAGCGAAAGCCCGGCGAGGAACACAGCGGAAAGAGCGTATGAAGCCGCTGTGCAAGCTGTGAGCAAATGGCAGCTCGTTTCGGAAACACTCCCGTCGCATGAAATGTACGTTCTTGGGTTTGATGAAAAAAAAGAGTGTGATTATCCCTACTTGTGTTTTTATCCAGATACGCAAGAGTTCTGCGACGAAATGTACCCCGGCAAGCCCGTGAAAATCACGCACTGGATGCCATACCCGGAAGCGCCAAAGGAGGAAGACGACGATGAATAAGGAAAACAACCATGCTCCGCGCTGTCCCTACTGCGGCGCGGAAATGCGCTTGGAGGACAACGAGGACGAAGAAAGAATGTACTGGTACCAATGCAATACTCCGTCGTGTGGCATCAAAAGCCCTGCGTATCACACGAAAGTCGGTGCTTACATAGCAGCAATGTCGCGCGGACAAGGACAAAACCGGGTGCTGACGCTGGATGAAGTGTTTATAATTGCATGTGACGACTACAACACAGAGCAAAAAACTGTGATGTATTTGGAATATAGAGAGAAATATGAAGGATATGCCATCGTTACCGATTTGGAGACGGATGGCTCGAAAATATTGTTCAAATTTTCTGGCATTGGCGGTAGGTCGAAACAAAACGAAAAAGACTATGGAAGCCTTTGGCGGTGCTGGCGGCGCAAGCCGACGAAAAACGAGCGGGAAAATACGCCGTGGAAGGACGAAGGAAGATGAATGAGCACAAAAACCGGATACTGACACTTGCGGAATTGGCAATCAGCGCAGAAACGCTCGTATGGATTGAAGATAACAACGGGGACGACGAGCCGTGCGTCCGTGCGCGAATGTTAACGTACTGGGAACCTAAAAGCCATCGCATATATTTCAACGGCGGACGCACATGGTACGCCGATTACACCTACGGCGAGACGTGGCGGTGCTGGCTGCGGAAGCCAACGGCGGAAGAGATGGCGAATACGCCATGGGAGGAAAAACAAAAATGAAAAAGTATGAACTGACGGCCGAAACAAAAGAAATCGGCGGAAAGATTCTGCATCGCATCCGTGCGCTGATTGATATTCCGTTGCATGACGTGAAGGCAGGCGACTTGGGCGGCTGGATTGAGGCGGAGAGAAATCTGTCTCAGGAAGGTTCGGCGTGGGTCGCTGACGAGGCGTGGGTGACGGGTTCGGCATGGGTGACGGGTTCGGCGTGGGTGACGGGCGCGGCGTGTGTGACGGGAAAGGCGCGTGTGACGGATTCGGCGTGGGTGACGGGCGCGGCGTGGGTGAGGGGAAAGGCGTTGGTGACAGGTTCTGCGTGTGTGACGGGTTCGGCATGTGTGACGGGAAAGGCGTTGGTGACAGGCGAGGCGCGCGTGACAGGAAATGCGTGGGTGAGGGGAAATGCGCGTGTAATGGAGTCGTCTGATTGCATCACCATCGGCGCAATCGGTAGCCGTGACGATACAACTACCTTTTATCGCGGCACGGATGGCGGAATATACGTTTCCTGCGGATGCTTCAGCGGCTCGATTGACGACTTTTCCGCAGAAGTCAAGCAAGTCCACGCCGGGACAAAGCATGAAAGGACGTACCTGTTGGCAATTGAGTTGGCAAAGGCGCAGATTGAGACGTAAGGGAGGAAAGCTGATGAAAACTGTGACGCTGCCCGAGGCGGTGCTTTTCGGCACGATGATTGGTTTGGGAGTGACGGGCTTCCTGCTGGCGAAGGAAACGCGCCCGTGGTACATTTACATTCTGCTGGCGCTCGTCAACTGTATCATTTCGATTCTTGTGTACGCCGGAGCGGATGCGCTTGCGGCGTGGTTGGGGGGATGACAATGACGGTTATCGGTCTTTTGTGTCTGCTGGCTTGTGAAGATGTGCAGGTTGCGGCAATGTGCATGAAGGCGCAGAGAGGAGGTGCAGCATGGTCGAAAAGCAAGAATGGCTGAATGCACTTGCACTGACAATCTGTCCGGTGTGCAACGCAGTGATGAAGCGATACACTACGATTGATGTTCAGGGAGGCGCATGGGTAAAATGTACAAATCCAAAGTGCGGACTACATGGCGTTCTATTTATGCCGATGTAATTCCAACGGAAGATGAAGAGCAGGAAGCCCTTTTTCATTGGGCAGATGCTCAAAGCGCAACGAAGCCGTGGCTGAAAGGGATGTTCGCCATCCCGAACGGCGGTTATCGCGCAAAAGCAACCGCCGCAAGAATGAAGAGAACCGGGACGCGTGCAGGAGTGCCTGACATCTTCCTGCCCGTCTCCAACGGACGCGAACACGGACTTTTCATCGAAATGAAGAGGCGCAAGGGCGGGACGGTATCGACATCGCAGAAAGAGCGCATGAAAATGCTTACCGCCGAGGGATACCGTTGCGTCGTGGCGAAGGGTTGCCAAGAAGCGATTGATGCGATTATGCGATACATGAACGGAGAGTGAGAAGATGCTGGACACCGACGACATCCGCTACTCTTTTTGGCTGAAAAAAGAGCTGGAAAAGAACGTAAAGCGACTTGCTGGAAACGTTTCGCGTGGATGCAAAAGCCGCCACGATGCCTACAAAGTCAGGGCGACGCAGGACGCAATCAGGCGGCTAAACGCAGAGAAGGAGGCAAACGGGGCAATCGAGAAGGTACAAGATATGCTGTACACGGAGCTAATGAGCGGTCAGATTCGTCCGGCGCTGTATACAGCGATTGTAAAGGCGTTTGAAGGGGTAAAATAATCGTAGGGCGGTTGCGGGAGGGGAAAATGGTTGACTTAAAGCGGATGCGGTATCTCATCAGGCGGTATCCTATGGCTTGCTTGCGAGCGGAACAGGCGCGAATCCGGGCGCAGAGGCTGACGCGGACAATCAGTGACGCGCCGCGCGGTGGCGGGAGTATGAACAGCACGGAGGAAGGGCTGCTGTATCGCGTCGAGGCGCTGGAGCGCAAGAAAGCAATCTGGGACGAGTTGTGCAGGATGCGCGAAGAGCTTGCGCCGCTGGTTGATGCGCTGGAAAGTCCGCTAGAAGTGCAGTGCATGAGGATGCGGTATCTGGAGGGAAGGAGCGTCCGGGAAATCAGCTACAATCTGGCGTATTCGGAGCAGCACGTTTTTCGAGTGATTGGTAACGCGGAGCGGAAAATCCAGAGCGCGGAATAAGGCGGTCGCGCATCGAAAGGTGCGCGATTTTCTTGCAAAAAATCTCGAAAAAATGTGATTTACCCCTTGACATATACGGCAGTATATGCTATAATAATAGTGTCAAGGGGCGGTACAAAAAATAAAGCCCCAGACAGAAAGGGAAAGAAAATGGAAACAAAGTATCAGCCGCTCAAAAATCCAACTGCCTACCGACTTGAAGTAATTATCAGAACGTGCGAATCAGTAGAAGGTTTGGGCATGATAAGGGGGATTATTCAAACGTTGCTCGGTGGAAAGAGCATAACCGCTGAGGACCGCGATTATCTGGAAAGCCTTGCTTGTGATATTATCAAGGTAAAGCGCGAAAACTAATAATTGATAACTAACGGAGAAACATAGACCCACGCGACGAAAAGCTGACCTAACGGCTATACGGGGAGAAAAGGAACAATATGTTGTACTACACCGTGAAGCAGGAGATGTCCCCATACTTGGAGAGGACAATTGCCAAGTTTGACAGCATAGAGGAAGCCGATAAGTACGCGCGGAAAGAATCACGATTTTCCGCAAGCCGATATTTCATATACAAAAACAACCGCACAGGAGAACATTTTGAAGCAATGTATATCGCAGGGATGATTGCAATAATGTAATTCCGGATAGGAGGGCAAGATGGAAGTGACGCTGACGAAGGAAGAATACAGAGAGCTTAAAAAGTATGGTCGCCTTGAAAAAGATGGTTTCGTGTACAGCCACCTTGCAACGCTGGACGGGAAAATGGTCGCAGTCTGCGAAAGAGCAAACGATTTGGACTACATCGTAGAGGTGAAGCGTGAAAAGTGATAGCTTGCAAAATCAACAATCCTATGCTACAATATCCCCGAAAGGGGTTGTGGCAATGAGGAAAGAGTACTACCAAGGCGACGTGTCAGTCCGAGCGATGCGGAAGTATCGCGAAAAAGAAGGAATCAAGACGGTGCGCTTCGACGTTCGCGCTGGGAGCAAAGAGGCGCTGGAAGAAGAAGCAAAGCGCCGTGGTCTTTCGGTGGCGCAGCTAATCGTTGATTCCGTAAACGCCTATGTCGGGCGTGTAATAATTTCCAACAAAAAACAATAATAGCATGGGGCGCATCCGCTGGGGTGCGCCTTTTTTGTTGCTCAAAAAAGTTTGCAAAAAAATCTCGAAAAAATGTGATTTACCCCTTGACATATACGGCAGTATATGCTATAATAATAGTGTCAGGAGGGCGGTACAAAAAATAAAGCCCCCGACAGAAAGAGGTAAGAATTATGAAGTTCGCGAGCATCAAGAAGGGCGTCCGCATTACCGAGAAGATGGTGCAGAAGCTGGCTATCAACTGGTACTACGAAACGAAGAAATACTGCTACGAGTTGCAGTACGGGGACGAAACGATGGATGGCGACTACGAGCGCAGCATCGTTCGCTGGAAGAAAGGCGAAGAGTACAAGCCTTCCGAAGTCGTTGCAACGCTGGCGTGAACAGGAAGGAGGAGCAAGCACCATGTCGAACGAAGAAATTATCACAAAGTCCGCCATCAGCGCGGGCATCTTCTCCGAAGAGGAAGCCGCCGCCTACATCATGAACGGGTTGCGCCTCCCGATTCACACCTTCGCCGAGTGGAAGAACCACGGTTACATTGTCAAAAAGGGCGAACACGCCGCGCTGACCGTGAGCATCTGGAAGCCCAAAACGCGCAAGCAGAAAAAGGACGAAAAGAACGTTGACGCAAAGGAAGAGAATAGCGGGTTCTTCCTGACGACCGCATACCTGTTCACCAAGCAGCAGGTGGAAGCAATCAAGCCCGCCTAATCGCAACAGAACGCCGCCTGAGAGCCACCGGAGCAATCAGGCGGCATTGCTGGCAATGGAAAAGGACAAAAACATATAGAAATAAAAAAATGAGAGTTATGAGAGTAATTCCCGTGCTATAATGTAAAATGTAAAAGCAGCAAGAGAGTGAAAGGAGATGGGCGCGCGAATGTATGACCGACTTAGCTACAAAAGCGGGGCAGAGCTTTGTGAGCAAATGGCGCAAGAATGCGATACTGCGATTCTGGCGTTTTCCACCGGGAAGGATAGCATTGCCGCATGGTTACAAATGCGGCGCTATTTCAGAAAAATCGTACCTTATTATTGCTATGTTGTCCCCGGACTGTCGTTTGTTGAAGATAGCCTCAAATACTACGAAGATGTCTTCCAGACGAGGATTTATAGGTTACCACATAGAAGCCTGTATCGCTTTATGCGCTGTATGGTTTTTCAACCTCCGGAGCATGTGACAAAAATCGAAGCACTTAACCTTCCGGGCGAAGAGTATGATGACTTTATGGTAGGGGAGCTTGTCCGTCAGTGCGGGCATCTTCCACCTGCTGCTTATGTCGGGACAGGCATCCGAATGGCGGATAGTCCGATGCGTAGAATTGGCATAATGACGCATGGAGCAATAAACCACAATCAGAAGAAGTTTTATCCGGTGTATGACTGGAAAAAAGAAGACCTGATTCGAGAGATTGACCGTGCGTGCGTGAAATTACCGATAGATTACCATATGTTTGGCAGAACATTTGACGGTTTGGACTACAGGTTTTTGAAGCCAATTAAGGAGCATTTCCCCGAAGATTACAAGCGAATTTTGGAATGGTATCCGCTTGCGGAACTTGAATTTTTTAGGAGGGGTGAACGAGATGGGGTATTGGGACAAGAAGAACGCGGCTAACAAGGTACAAGAAGAAAGCCAGCAAGAAGAAGATACTTTGGAGAACTTGGAGAAGGAAACACTTGAAGAACTCGGAGACGTGGAAAAATCATTCCGGGAGCGCATGAATGCCGAAAGTAAGCGCTTTCGCGATATGTGCGATACCGAATATTGGTTCTGCGTGTGTTTCACATCGCGGGAGCAGAAGGAAGAGTTCTTGAAAAAAATCGGGATGGAAACAGACGTGAAGTACATCGACGGGAAGGACATGGCGCGAGCATACCGAAAGGCAATCAAGACGCCAGACCTCGATTTTGCGAAGGTCAAGCCGTATGACAAAGAATATTGTAACCGTGCGCGTGATTTGTAAGCCGCGCACGGTTTACTATTGCAACAATGAAAGGAGGTGAAAAGCATGACTGCTATTCAGCGCCGCATCAATGCGGTTACTGGCGTTTCCGGCAGAGGGTCGCGTTCGCAAGCATCTCGTCGCGTCCGGAGCGCTATGCTTGCTCGTGCATCCAATACCTGATGCACAATAAGAGCAGGAGGTGAGAGAGATGGCAAGGCGCAGATACAGCAACGTTGCGGGTGGCGTGCAATTGTCCATGTTTGACATTATGACAAATGCAAGCAATGGGCGAACGCGCAGGACGTCGGCAAGCAAACTGTCTGCAAGAGCATCGAACACCTAAACACAACAAAGGGGATTCCGCGCATTTACGGAATCCCCTTTGTTGTACAGAAAAACAAGCAATATCGCGAAAGGTTGTGAGTCACGGTGGCGGGGAAAAGAGGGCGACCGAAACTTAATGTTGACCTTGAAGAAGTTCGCGAGCTTGCCGCCGAAGGTAACACAGCCGAACAGATAGCAAGAGCGCTTGGATTCAATAAAAAGACACTTTTTTTGAGAAAGGACGTACATGAAGCATTTGCCGCTGGTCAAGCGGACTTATGCACGAATTTGCGGCACTGGCAATTGGAATGCGCCAAAAGCGGGAACGTGTCAATGCTCATATGGCTTGGTAGGCAGTATTTAGGGCAGAAAGACCACCCGGAACTTTACGAGCAAGGGCAATTGAGTAAAGTTGACGAAATCATGAAGCATCTCGATGAGGTGGCGGACAAGTGAACAATTGCATTGAATTGACGCCAAAACAAAATGAATATCGGCGCTGTGCGGTAAAGACTTGGAACGTCAAGGTTGGAGCGACAAGAAGCGGAAAAACATACGGTGACTACTGGCTAATCCCAAAAAGAATCAGGGAAGTTCGCGGACTTGAGGGATTATATGTGATTCTCGGCAACACGAAAGGAACGTTGCAACGGAATGTAATCGAACCAATGCAGATGATATGGGGTGCTGAACTCGTTGGCGATATTGGAGCGGACAATACGGCTCAAATATTTGGCGAAAAAGTGTATTGTCTTGGTGCAGATAATGTGAAGCACGTCAATAGACTGCGAGGGGCAAGCGTAAAATATTGCTACGGTGATGAAGTTGTGACATGGAACCCTGACGTATTCAGCATGTTAAAAAGCCGTCTTGACAAAGCTTATAGCAGATGCGATTTGACGTGCAATCCGGAGGGACCAACACACTGGTTCAAGCGTGAACTGGACAAGGCTGGCGAGGATTGGTATATACAGACGTACACTCTCGACGACAACCCGAAACTTGATGAAGCGGTCAAGAAACGCATGAAGCGAGATTTTTCCGGGACTGTTTTTTATCAACGCTATATTTTGGGCTTGTGGGCGGCTTCCGAAGGTGCGCTCTTCACGACAATGCCCGAATATTGCAATCAGACGGAAAAGCTGCGGGACGGCATCGCGCACGTTGATGCTGCCTATGGCGGCGAGGACTACACTGCGCTGACGTGCGCCAAGAGGGACGGCGACACACTGTATTTGTACGGGCGCTTGTGGCGCAAGCACGTTGACACGCTGATGGACGCACTGCAATCGGAGACGGAGCGCCTAATGTGCGCGCCGATTTACTGCGAGACAAACGGCGACAAGGGTTATTTGGCGCGGGAATTGCGCCGCCGCAATATGGCAGTACGCGCATACCCGGAAAAAATGAACAAGTACCTAAAAATCAGCACATACCTCAAAAAGTGGTGGGGAAATATCGTGTTTTTGGAAGGCACAGACAGGGAATATATCGCGCAGATTATGGACTACACCGAGGACGCGGAGCATGACGACGCGCCGGACAGTGCCGCGTGCTGCTGCCGGATTCTCGATAGGAGCGGCGCGAGTTTGTATGTTGGGGGGTGATACAGATGTTTACAAAAATCACATGGCAGGATTGGCAAAACGAGCCGGACAAGGCAAAGGCGACGCTGGCGGTTATTGGTGCGTACAAGCACAGCGAGGACTTTAACAAGGCGGGAATCGCGCAACGATACTACGAGGCGCGGAACGACACGGTTTCCGCGAAAGTCGTGCTACAAGCGACCACATCGGAGACGGAGCAGACCACCGCCGACGGGAAAAAGGTAAAGAAGAAAGCGACGGCAACGCAAGCAATCCCCGGACAGCGCATTTACAGCGATTTTTTCCGCCGCTTTACCATGCAGCAGGCTAATTATCTGCTTGGTAATGGCGTGGAGCTGGAAGACGATGCAATGAAGGACAAGCTGGGAATCGGGTTCGATACGACGCTTGCGAAAATCGGACTGTATGCGCTTGTTCATGGAGTTTGTTGGGGATACTGGAACCTCGACCACGTTGAGATACTGCGAGCGTACACGGATAAAAACAGCGGATTTGTGGCGCTGCTTGACGAACTGACGGGCGAACCGATGGTTGGCGTGCAGTTCTGGCAGATTGGCGACGACAAGCCGCTGATGGCGCGTGTATTCGAGCCGGACGGCGTGACGGTTTACAAAACGCGCGAAAACGCCTCTGATTTGGAGGTTGCGCAGGAGAAACGCGCCTACAAGCGGACATATGCGAGGGACATCACAGGCGAGCGCCTTGTGTCCGAGGAGAATTACAGCGCACTGCCGATTGTGCCGCTGTACGCGAACGATAAGAAGCAGACGGAGCTGACGCTGGCGATTCGCTCAAAAATCGACCTGTACGACATCGTTCTTTCCGACTTCGGAAACAATCTGGAAAAGGCGAACGATGTTTACTGGGTACTTAACAACTTTGGAGGCAACTTCGACGAGGTTGCGCTGATGCTGGAACAGATTCACCGCCTGAAAGCAATCGCAAACATTTCCGACGGCACGTCATCCAGCACAGTAACGCCGGAGACGTTTGAAGTCCCATACGCCGCGCGTCAAACCGCGCTGGAACTGCTGGAACGGCAGCTATACCGCGATTATATGGCGCTGGATGTGTCGGAGTTGACTGGCGGCAGCCTGACGAATGTTGCAATCCGGGCGAGCATGGCGAATCTGGACCTGAAGGCGAACGCCTACGAATGGCAGTGCTTTGATTTCGTGCAGAAACTGCTGAAAATTCTGGGAATTGAGACGGAGACAATCCGCTTCAAGCGACAAACAATCGCAAACGAGAGCGAAATCATCCAGAACATCTACACCGCGCAGGGCGATTTGGACAAGGAGACGCGATTGAAGCTGAACCCGATGATTCTGTCGGAGGAAATCGACGACATCATCAAGCGTGGGGAGGAAGAATCGCTTTTGGGTATGCGGATGGCGCAACAGGCAATGCAGAAGACAGGCGAGGAGGAAGAAGATGCTGTATCTGATGGTGATTCTGCAAGTGCTGGCGGCGAATAACGTCGTCGTCCCGGACTGGCTTTTGTGCATCGGCTGGTGGCTGGTGGCGGTTCGACTTGTCTTGCGCATCCTGATTGCATTTTTTGATACCGGGGAGACGGGCAAGCCGTGACGGACGTGGAGCGCAACGATTTGCGCGAAGCCGCGCTGCAAATGCGCATAAAGGCGATGTACCAAGAGGCGCTTGACATCGCCACGGAGCGCCTGAAAGACTTCTTGCGGAAAAAGCAGCAAGTGGACGATGGCAAGATAAAGCCGCCCGCGTACTACGACACGCCGGAAAAGGTGGAGCAATGGAAAGCGGGTTTTGTCCGCGAACTCATCCGCCAATACCGGGTAGAAGAAGTCATCATGGAGGAAATCTGCAAGGCAGGTAACCGGGCAACCGCGGACATCCGGAATACGATGGGCGACGTGTACGCCGACAGCTTAGGCGAGGCGCAAACCGTCATCGAGGCGCAGGCAGACCGCGCGGGTGTCAAGGTGTCGTTCGCACAGCCCAACAAACGCGAAATCAAGGCGATTTTCGCCGCGCACGAAACAGCATTCACGAAGCTGGCGTACAAGAATTTAGGGCAGAACACCGAAATTCGCCACAAGCTACAAAACGCGCTGGCGCTGTCATCCACGCTGGGCGAGGACAGGAAGAAACTGATGAACCGCATCAGCGACATCACAGGACAGAGCGAGTGGCAAGCGCGGAGAGTAGCGCAGACGGAACGGACGCGCTCACAAAGTCAAGCGAGTTACGCCGCGTCGCAGGAAGCAGCAGACCAAGGCGTAACAGTCTACAACAAGTGGTTCTGCCGATTTCAGAATAGCCGTGAAGCGCATATGGCGCGACATGGAAAGATGGCAAAGCAGGGCGAGTGTTTTCCGAACAGCAACATCCGCTTTCCGGGCGACCCGAACGGAAGCGCAGCGGAAACAATCAATTGCTACTGCATGATTATGCCGAAAGTCATCCTGTCCACCGAGTATGTGGACGCAGATGGCAACATCCGAAAGAAGGAAAAGGAATGAGCGGGTTCGTAGACCACACGCCGGAAATCAATCAGAAGCTGGAACAGGCAATGTTTGTCGGGCTTTTGGCAGTTGCGCAAGAAGCCGTCGGCATGGTACGCGAGAAGATGGTGACAGGCTATGAGCATAAGGTCTACGACACTGGCAATCTGGCACGAAGCATCACCGCCGACATCGACCCGGATAACAACGAAGTAACCATCGGCACAAACGTCGAGTACGCGCATTATGTACACGATGGACACGCGGGACACGCCGTTTTCTTCCCCAAGCTGGGCGACAAAGGCGAGTTCCGCGTCATGCCGGGAGGATACACCCCCGGCAGACCGTTCATGACGGACACATTCGCGGATTCCGCAAACGCAGAACGCCTTGTGGACATCATGGCGGATGTAATCAAACAAAACATGGACTAATTACAGCAACATCAGCGCATGGCAAAGAACCGCCGTGCGCTGTTTGCATATATGCGGAAAAGCAAAGCACCGCTTAACCGCAAACAATCAAAGGCGCAAAGCACCGCGCCCCGAAGCAAAGGAGATTGAATCATGAATATCCTCACCCGAAAGAGCCTGAAAGCCCTGAATGTGCCTGATGAAGCGATTGACGCGATTGTGGAAGCCCACAGCGACGCAATCAACGACATCAAGGCGGAGCGTGACAAGTACGCGGAACAGGCGCAGCAGATTGAAGCGCTGACCACGGAGCGCGACACGCTCAAGCAGCAGCTTGCCGACGCGAAGAAGAGCGGCGGCGACGCGCAGAAGATTCAGGAGGCGTTCGACGCCTACAAGCAGCAGGTGGAAACGGAAAAGAAAACCGCGACGCTGACAACCGCCGCAAGAAAGCTGCTGACCAGCAAGGGGATGCAGGAAAAACTTGCCGACCTTGTGATGGCAAAGCGCGGACTGGACGGCATCGAACTCGATGACAAGGGCGCAATCAAGGACGGCGACAAGCTGATTGACGCGCTCAAGGGCGAGTACGGCGACCTTTTCTCCACGCAGCAGCAGCAGGGTACACCTACCACAACCCCGCCGAGCGGCGGCAATGCCACGCACGGCAGCGGACGCGCCGCAGCACTGGCGGCGAAGTACGCGCAAGATATGTATGGCGCAGTTGCGCCGGAAGGAGCGAATAAATGAGCTTTACCAGCAAGGCAACCGGGACTGTTTACCAGCCCGGTTATTTTCTTGATAACGCGGAAGATGCAATCCGCGAAACCAAGCAGATTAAGCAGTCGGGCGCTACCACCGCCGAAAACGGCGCGAAGTACGTCAAAATGGGGACTGTTTACCCCGCGAACGACGGCACTGCCGTCGGCATCGTGTACGAGGACGTGGACGTTACAAGCGGCGATATGCCCGGCAGCGTCGTGACGCGCGGCACGGTTTACGAGAGCCGTCTCCCCGTCGCAATCAACAGCACCGCCAAGAGCGCGCTGACGGCAAAGGGCTTCTACTTCATCGCCGCCGAAGCCGCGACGGTTCGCCCGTACTGACGAAAGGAGAATACTATGCAGATTCCGTCTTTTGAAAACAATATTTTCGGTCTGATTCCCAAGGAGGAGTGGCTGGACGTTGGCTTTAACGTCAGCCGCCCGAACGACCCGGTTGACGCGCTGTTTCCCGACGAATACAGTGAAAATCTCGTGGCTAAGTGGCAGGAGATTGCCAACCAGTACCAGCTTCCCGTGATGGCTGACTTCCACAGCTTCGACAGCCGGACGAACATCGCCACTCGCATCCCCGTCGATACCCACAGCATCGAAAAGGGACTGATTAAAGTAAAGATTAACCAGTCCGAGCGTATGCGTGCGCTGCTGCGTTCCGGCGTGCAGAATGATGCTATGTACGACTACGTTATTCGGGACGGCATCATGCTTGCCGACCAAGTTGTGACGCGAACCAAGGTTGCGAAGAACGAGGTTCTGGCGACTGGCAAGATGACCATCAAGGAGAACGACCTCGACCTGACCATCGACTATGGCGTGAAGCCGGAGCAGACGGAATTCACGTTCGATTTCAGCGAGGACGCGGACATTCCGGCACAGATTCAGTTTGTTTCTGACACCGCGCAGGAAGCGGGAACAACGGTTGACACCATCGTTACAAGTCGCAAAGTGCGGAATCAGATGCGTGCAAACCGTGCAATCCAGAAGCGCATCAACGGCACGTTGAGCGAGGGCGCGTATGTGAGCAACGCCGCGCTGGATACGTTCCTTTCCACGGAGTACGGCATCAACCGCGTTATCACTAACGATTTGCAGTACGCCATTGATGGCGGCATCGGTGCGGACGGGCGACCGATTCGCACGACCAAGCGCTATTTTCCGCAGAACAAGATGACGTTCCTCGGCACTGGCAGCGCCATGACGCGCATCGGCGCGGGTTTGTGGGGACAGACCCCGGAAGAAACGGTCAACACCGCAAACACCGGGCTTAATGTCAATCAGTCCGGTCAGCACCGCTATGTCATGGTGTCGCAGTGGGTGGAGAACGACCCCGTTGTTCTTTGGACGCGGGCATCCGGATTGTTCATGCCTGTTATCTTCAACCCGCAGAGCATCTGGATTGCAACCATCACGGACGCGGCGACGGGACAGTTGACGGTTTCCTCTGCCGCTGGCACGGGCAAGGGCAACACGAAGCTGACTGTCAGCCCCGCGAAGGAATCCAGCTCCAACCTGTACAAGGTTAAGTCCGGCACGACCGCGCCGACTGCGACGTACGGGCAGAATGTCCGCACTTGGAGTAACTGGGACGGCACGTCCGACCTTGCGATTGCGACGGGGCAGAAGGTGACGGTTGCGGAATGCACCAGCGACTACCGCGTAATTCGTTCCGGCAGCGCGACGGTGACGGCGGCGACCTAATGGAGGTGGGAACATGGCTGTGACGCTGGAAATGGCAATGCGCGAGTGTAACAACTTTTTTGAGCGCTGCAAGTACGCAGGGGAGATTCGCATCGCGGGCGGTAAAATCGTTCCTGATGTAGGTTCGCCCTATGTATACATCAGCGGCAGCGCGCGGAACGACGGCGTTCACAGCCTTGTTTCTGGCGCAATGGAGGATGCGGACGGGGAGGAAACTTTCGACGGCACGTTGTGGTTTCTGTACCCGCCGCGCCCGTTTGTTGAGATTGCAAAAGAGTGCGCGGAGTACGAGACGAAAAACCCAACGGGGGCATACACCTCGGAATCGTTCGGGCATTACAGCTATTCGCGGGCGACTGGCAGCAACGGCGTTGTAACGTGGCAAGCGGCATTCGCGGACAAACTGCGACCGTATCGCCATATGTACACGGAGGTGGGCTGATGGCGTGGATTGACTTTGGCGAGGATGCTTGCATTGTTGACAAACGCACGGAATCCGACGGCATGGGCGGCGTGACTGTGTCGTGGACAGATGGAGCGTCTATCAAGGCTTGTTTTGTCCGCGAAAGCACCACGGAGGCGAAAATCGCGTATCAAAACGGCATCCGCGAGATTTTCACAATCGTCTTTTCTGACTTGCTGGAGCTTGCGCCAAATGACCGAGTAAAGCGCCTGTCCGACGGCAAGGTTTTCCGCATCACGTCCGATGCGCGGGACATGACAACGCCCAAGCAGAGCGATATGCACTTCCGAGAGGCGGACGCGGAGGTGGTGACGGCGTGATTGACTTGCAGCGGAAACTATACAAGTTTTGGAGCAGCTTCACCTACGAGGGCAAGCCCATCCCGGCATACATCGAGGACGCAGTGCCTGAGGAGGCGTCTTTCCCCTATTTCGCGTTTCAAGTGCAAGAGGGAGACGCGTTCGGAAAGTCCGCAATGATTTGCACGCTGTGCTGTCAGGCGGAAAACGGCAGCAATGTCAACTTGCAGCGTGCGGCAATCCTTGACGAGGTTCGCCGCGCTATTCCGCCGGAGGGGACAGCGATTTATTGCGACGATGGCTTTATCACGCTATACCGCAACAATAGCAACTTTTTCCGCCTCGAAGTGGACACGACGCTCAAAAGCGTCTGTTACGGGCGGATTTACTATGAAATCGTGACTTACTACACCTAACAGGAGGTAAAAAAATGACGACTGGTCTTCGGGCAAGCACCTTTGAAAATCTGCAGCTCAATGCCGGGATGTTTCTCGCCAATTTTGACTATTCCACCGCCACGGACGCGGCGACGCTGGGCGCGCTGCTGAAAACGGAGCGCGAAAAGACAAGCGGCTCTGCGCTTATTGGCGCAACGCGCGGCGGCGGCACGTTCGTCTGCACGCCAAACACGCGCAGCATTGAGGCGGACGGCAAGCGCGAGGAATGGAAGGGCAGCAGCGTCAATGATGGTTGGACTATCAAGCTGACGACTACCCTGCTGGAAATCAATGCCGACAACCTTAAGCGTTCTTTCGGTACTGCCGACGTGACGGACACGGAGAAGAAGCACACCATTAAGATTCGCACCGATATCAAGGACGCGGACTATATTGAGAGTCTCGTCTGGGTGGGCGACACCTCGAAGGGCTATGTGCTGATTGCCATCAAAAACGCGCTGAACACGGCGGGCGCAACGCTGACGTGGACGGACAAGGGCGAGGGCACTATTCCGGTGGAGTTTACCGCACATCAGGATGGGCTGGAAACCGACGGATATGCGCCTTGTGAGGTAATTTTCTTCGACCCCGCCGCCTAACAACACGCGGCAGGGTTCGCGCCCTGCCGCATTTTAGTGAATCTGAGGAGGAAAACGCATGAATACCGCAACCGCATTTGAGCAGATGGCGAACGCCATTCCCTACATCGACAAGCTGGTAAACAGCAAGGAAATGAAAGCCTTCGTGGAAGAAAAGAGCAAGGGCGACGTTGTCGGACGCGACATCCTGATGAAGATGCTGCCGATTTTGTACGCAAAGCATCCCAAGGAAACAATGGGCATTCTCGGCGCGATGCACGGCAAGACGGCGGAGGAAGTCGCAGAAATGGACTTCACGGAAACCGCCGCCATGATGGACAAGGACACGCTCGATTCGCTGTTTGCTTTTTTTACCTTTGCGCTTCGTCTGGGGTGCATCATGTAATCCCTGTGCTGTACAAGTACCGCCCGCAAAACGTTCACGCGCTGGGGGTGCTTCTGGCGCACGAAACGCAGGAGGAAGCAAAACGCTGCTACATGGCTAATATGGCGTGGATGACGGTGCTTGCTATCTCGTCGTTTGGCGGCGCGAATCTGGAAATCCCGTCATACAGCGACGTTTTCGGCGCAGAGAAGCACGAAACAAAGCAAAAAACAGCAGAGGAAATCTGCGACGATATTATAAACGGACTAATGGCGAGGGGAGGTGCAGAAGATGGCGGAAGCATTTGAGTTGTACGCAAGTTTTAAGATTGATACAAGCGGATACACACAGGAACTGAATAAAATCCGGCAGGAAATGCAGCAGTTTCAGCAGGAACTAAACAGCTTTGCTGTGCACCCGACGTTTGACGCTGGACGTTTTCGCGCGGAATTGCAGCAAGCGCAGCAGCAGTCCACGCAGGCGACGGAAGAAATCAAGCGTTTGCAGCAGCAAATCCAGTCCTTGCAGGAAGCCGCAGACGGCGGCGGTTCTGGCGATTCGGGCGGCGGTGTGCTAAGCGGATTTTTGAGCCGCCTCGATGTTATTGGTGATATTGCAAGCGGGCAGTTCCTTGCCAACATGGCAGTAAACGGCATCAATAGCATTATCGACGGCATCACGGGTTCGATTGACGAATCAATCGGGCTTGCGTCCGACCTTGTGGAGACGCAGAACGTTGTGGATGTGACGTTTGAAGATTCCGCGTCCACCATCAACAAGTGGGCGCAGGAGGCGCTGAACGCCTACGGCATCACGGAAACCAAGGCAAAACAGTATTCATCCACGCTGGGCGCTATGCTCAAGTCGATGGGCATCGCGGATGACCAAGTTCTCCAAATGTCTATGGATATGGCGGGGCTGGCGGCGGATATGGCGTCGTTCTATAACCTCGACCACGACACGGCATTTGAGAAAATCCGCTCCGGCATCTCCGGGGAAAACGAGCCCTTGAAGGCGCTTGGCATCAATATGTCTGTCGCAAACCTGAACGCCTTTGCCCTCGAAAAGGGCATGACAAAGACGTTCGACAAGATGACGCAGGCGGAACAAGCAACGCTGCGCTATCAATATCTGCTGGAAGCCACGAAGGATGCGCAGGGCGACTTTGCGCGAACCGGGGACAGCTTCTCGAACGAAATGCGCAAGCTGCAAACGAACCTCGACCGCATCAAGACGGAGTTCGGCAAGGGGCTGCTGGGCGTTGTAACGCCCGCGATTTCGCTGCTCAACAACGTGCTGTCTGACAAGTCATACCAGTACACGACAGCCGAAAAAATCATGCAAGAGCGGGACGAATCAATATACGACGCAAAGGCGACCTATGCGCAGTCGCTCACAATCGTTAATTCCATGCGCAACATGGAGCAGGAGAGCGGCGAAGCTGTAAAGGCAACGAAAGCGTGGCAGGAAGCCCTCGAAAACCTTAAAAACGTTATGCCGGGACTTTCGCAATACGTTGACTTAACCTCTGACGCCATTATGGGCAATACGGAAAGAATTAAACAGTATGTGGATACCGTGAATGGCGTGTCGCTGTATGGTGCACATGATACCGCCGTTACCGATGCACAAGCAGCAGTTGATGAAACGGAAAAACAGCTCGAATCCCTATATGCACGCAGAGATTATCTAAACTCGCTAATTGTGGGGTCTAATGCTGAAGAAGTAAAAGCCGCATATCATGATGTGGTAGAAAATGCCTATCAGTCCTTTGTCCGCACAATGGCTGGAACAAATGCCAACTATACGTTTGCCAATACATTTGACGAATTTTTTGCATCGCAATATGATGAAGTCGACAGGGCGATTCGCGGGGTTGGAGATTCTTCCATAAATCTCTTCGATTTCGGAGACATGCAAGCTGCGGCGTGGAGCAAGCTCACAGAAGCAATGAGCTTGCAAACATTCGATAGCAGCGCCGCCGCCGGAGAATTGGAAGATGTTAATAGGCAAATCGAAGAAACTAACGATAAACTGAACGAGAATCAGACCGCGCTTGCAAGGGCAACAGCGGAATGGGAAGCGTACAAACGTGCACACCCGGAAGCCGAAGAACAGGTAAAATTCAACGAAGCCATCGAGGACGAGAAGAAAGCCCTCGAAGACCTTAAGACCGCGCTGAAAGACGTTGACACCTACCGCGCGGACACGCTGAAAAAGGCGCAGGAAGCCTACAAGGGCGTTGCGTCTGGCATGGGCTACATGGTAACGCACACGCAGGAGGAAATGAAGAAGCTCCTCGATACCGATTACAGCAAGGAAAATGTGCTTAGTTGGTACGGCACGAATGCAGATGCGCTACACGCCTACAATGATGCTTTGCAGCAAGCCGAAGCGTCTGGCGTTGACGTTGGCATTTTGTCAGGGCTTACTACATACTCCCGCGATAACGATGCGTACCTTTCGCGTCTGCTGAACCTAACGCCGGAAGAAATCAAGCAGCTAAATGCAGACTACCAGCGCGCCCGCGACGAAGAAAACGCGATGGCGGAAACCAAAACGCGGTATACGCTGGCAGACGATGAGACGTATCAGGCGATGCTGGAAACCGTGCAAAAGTCGCTCGAAGCGTTTGAGCAAAAGGACGCAATCGCGGCATACATGGCGGAAAATAACAACTCGTTATTAGCTGGCATTGACAAGATGCGCAAGACTCTGGAAGCGGAAATCCCCGGCATAAACGCGCTTCTCGAACAGTTGGGGTTCAAGCAGATTGATTATAAAATAAAAAATAAACCGTGGGTTCATGACTATGGTGGGGCGCGTGCTGGCTATGCTGACCTGTTCGCCGATGTTGCAAAAGATAAAAACGCCTTTAACAAAAATGAAGCAAAAGCGCTACATGCGATAAAGGCACGAGCGCGAAGCGGCTATGCGGACATGATTGAGGATGGGCTAATGCCCGACGACATCAAAGCCCGCGCGCAGCGGTGGAATCGGCTCGTCGAAATGAAGACGCAGGAAATGAACGACATCGTTGATATTTTGGAACAGCGCATGAAGGAAAACCAGCGTCAGCGGGAAGCCGAAGAAGCGGAGCAGTGGAACAATCGAGCAACAAAAGATATGCCGCCACTATATATGATGGAGACGATTATTGCCAACGCAGCGCACCCTAAATTTGTGCCGAATACATACATCGGCGCACCTTCGAGCGAACAGCAAGAAAAAACAACGGGCGGCAATTTTTTCTCCGCCATCGAAAGCGCCATTGACGCAGCAAAAGAAATCGAAAGTAGAACGATACAGGAAGATTTTGTAACGCAGTCTATTTTCAATGCGCTTGGAGAAATGATGGAGAACTACAAGGAAAGCCTAAGAAACAATAGCGCACCCAACATTTTTAGCAATAGCGACGGCGTTCTTTTTGTGCAAGTAACAAACCCGGGCGAAATTGCGAACGCTGTTTCTGGGCTTCCGCCAACAACCATCAATAATACATTCAGCGTGGACGGCAAAACCGTTGCAACGACGGTTGCGCCTATCGTCAACAAAATAATCGGCAGGGGCATCCGTGGAAATCTGATGGAGGTGGCGCGATAAATGGTAACGCGATACCGCGCGTGGATGGGAGAAGAAGCGCTGGAAGACCTCGACCCGTCCATCATCATCATCGACATTTCGGAGGACGTGCCGAAGGAAGCCGTGACGACCGAAGCACGCCCCGGCGGGGGGCTGTACCTCACCGGGCAGCTTCGGCAGTCCATCACGGTAACAATCGCCGTTGAGATTCACGACGCAAACACAATCCACAGGCAGCTTGTCCTCGGTAAAATCATGCGCTGGGGCAGCGGTGGACAGTACCTGCGCACGTCATACCGCCCGGGACAGCGGTTGTACATCGACAGCATCGAGGCGGCGAGTGTTTCCGCGCTCAAGTGGACGGATACGCTGGAAATCAAGCTGACGGCATACCAGCGCCCGTGGTGGGAGGAAGCAACTGTTTCCAAAATGGAAACAGTTGAAGCAAGCAAAAGTGGCATCCTGACGGTTTACAATCGCGGGGACGTGGCGTGTCCGCTTGAAGCGGTTTTTGTGGCAATCGACCCGCTGACAAACGTTGCAATCAGTTGCGGAAGCGAAAAAATCGTGCTGACGAATATCAGCGTGAAAACGGGCGAGGAAATCCGCATAGTACACGACGATAACGGCATCCAGCAAATCACGGCGGCAGGGCAATCCGCGATGGGCAACCGAAACGGACAATCTGCCGACGAAATCACGCTAAAGCCCGGAATCAACAAGGTGGCGTTCAGCGGCGACGGGCTTTTGTCGCTGACGGTCACGGCGAGGGGGCGGAAATATTAACTACAAAGCATATGGCACACCGCAGGAAGTAACCCTAACGTCCAAAATAAAATGTCGTGTTGTGGTAAACCCTAATGTGGAAAATCCAACTGGTTGGGATATAGAAAAAGGCTATCCAACAATCGGGAGAACAAAGGTCACTTTTCCGGTTGTTCTTCCAGCCGATGCAGTAATCACCTCCGCACGAGTACACGCAGATTTTCGTCGCGACCTTTGGGGCAATCAACAAAAACAAGACGTAAACGACGTCCATGTTGACGAGGCTGGATTTTCGTCCATCACGCTTCCAGACGGAGCAAGTACAACATCGTTTGTTGCAATACTCTCTTTCCAAATGTGGAAAAAGATTTACACAGACAGCGACGAACGAACGTTTAACGTAGACGTCCGCGACATCTACCTCACAATCGACTATGTTTCCGGCATCATCCCCGACCCGGACGCAAGCAAGGCATACACCAACAACGTGCGTTTGCCGCGTCTGCTGGACAAAAATCTGCGGGAAATCAAGCGCTTGCGCCCTTCTTCGCTGTCTCTATCGCTAACAATCGACGATATTTCCACCGCAAGCATGACGCTCGTGGATGGCACATGGATGGACGCAACGCAGTTTGTGGAGCTGTACCACATCGGCGGCAGCGTCGGCATCTTCCGCTTGCGCTCGGACACACAGACATACAGAAATTACGCAACGCAGGAAATCAACCTCGACCACGCTATTTCCACGCTGATGGACGGGCTTCTTCCGGAGCAGCTAAAAATCGGCAGTGCATCCGTTGATGCGGTTGATGTTCTGGCGCAGCTTCTCACCTACCAGCCGGAGACGCGCTGGCAGATGGGAACGTGCGAGTTATCGCAACACCTCACATACGATTTCGACGCAGGAACGAACATCTGGACAGCAATCAACAACGTCAAGAACTTGTCGCCCGCAGAAATGATGTGGCAGTACGACTTTTCCACCCATCCGTGGACGCTCAACCTCGTTAATATGCCAAATACCGTCTCCTGCGAAGCACGTTTTAACGGCGCGCTGACCAGCGCAACGGTCAGCACCGACCGCGATGACCTTGTGACCCGTATGTACGCATACGGCAAAAACGGCATCACCGTCGGCACGGTAAACGATGGCAAGGACTACATCGACGCGGACACCATCGAAGAGTGGGGCATCGTGTGCGGCAAGTACTCCGATAACAGCATCACGGACAAGGAGACGCTGCTGGAGAACGCGAAGAAGGAACTGGCGAAAAAGAAAACCCCGCCAATTTCCATCGACGTTTCCCTTGTGGAGCTTTCCGCCATAACAGGCTTGCCCTACGACCATTTCCGGCTGGGGAGCATCTGCCGGGTTGCAATGCCTAAATTCGGGCGCTGCTATGATGAGCGCATTCTCACACTCAACGCGGACAATGTGCTGCTTGAGCCGCAAAAGGTGCAAGTCACCATGTCAACGGAGGGCAAGAGCGTCAGCGGCATCATCGAGGCGCTGGGCGGCAAGAGTGGGCTTATTTCAGCAGGAACGGAATAAGGAGGACGCATGAATGAGTTAAATTATACTTGCAACTTGTCTGCCGGGTTGCGGATGACACCGCTTAAAGCGGCGCTTGTACAAGGCGAAACAAACGCCCACACACTGGAAATCGCGTTTGAGAAGGACGGCGCACCGTACAGCATGGATTCGGGCGCAACGATTGTCGGCAGCTTTATCAGGCTGGATAGCGTTGCAAGCACGGACGAAAACCCGACAATTCTTCTCCAAGGTGCAGTCAGCGACGGTGTGGCATCCGTGACGCTTTCCGCTGCTTGTTACGCTGTTGTTGGGCGTTTCCGCCTAATGGTCACGGCGACGGTCGGCGAGGACACGACGGCTGTCTTGTGGCTTGAGGGGCGCGTCGCAGCGGGGGCAACCGGGACGGTGTACGACCCGGATAACGTCATCCCCGACATTACAACGGTGCTTGCAAAGGTTGAAGACTGCACAAACGCAGCGGCAAGCGCGAATGCAGCGGCAGAAAGCGCAACATCCGCAGCGCAGCAGTTTCTGGGAAAGTACATCACGGACGAGGAAAAATTGTTACTGCTGGAACTGCTGCAAATGGGTGCATATCGCTCCAACACCGCCGCGCAAAATTATAGCAAGCTATACGCAGCGTGGAAGGATGATGTATCAGCGCTTGAGGCACAGCGTCCGCGAATCGTCAGCGTTGAGGCGGACAAAACAACAATCGCCGTCGGCGAAAGCGTGACGTTCACGGTGACGCAGAAGAACGCGGCATCAATCCGATTCATTGTGGACGGCACAGTAAACGAGCGAATCTATGACGTTCAGCAGGAAACGATAACATTCACAAAGCAGGTTCAATTTACCGGGAGCGGAACGCGGATTGTTGCATTTCAGGCGGTTGACGCGAGCAGCAACATCGGGCTTGAATCTGATAGTATCATCATCACAATTAAGGAGGCGGCACAAAATGGCGTGGAATCTAATCCGCAGGAATAACGGCGAGACTATCCACACGGACTATGTTGAGTGGATATTGGATAACGCCGCCGACATTTCCAATGGCACAGAGCCGGGGAAGTCCGGAAGCATCGGCAGTCTGGCGTACACCGCCCGGGCTCGGTCGATGTGGCAGAAGGACGCGCAGGGCGCGTGGGTGAAATTGGGAGGTGGCAACTAATGGTTGATGCAAGCACGATTGGTGTGATTCAGGCGCTTTACGGCACAGGCGCAAACGGTGGGATTCCTACGCCGCTGGTGACGGACAAGACGCTGGCGCTGGAGAACCGCGCGGCGGACGCGAAAGCTGCTGGCGACGCTATCCGCGCGGTCACGAATACCGCCAACACGCTTTCCGCGCGCGCGAATGTGTTATCTGGCAGTGTGTCCGGCGCGTCGATTACTGCGACGGATTCTTTCGCCGCGCCTTTTGTCGGTTTGCGTGTCTGCGGCAAAAGCACGCAGGACGGTACGCCGCTCCCGAGTGCGCCCGTGCCGATTGTCAGCGCGGGTGACGGAGGAACGGTGGTGGTCACGGTGTCGGACGGCGCGAACGAATCGCAGACGCTGACGCTGCAAACGCCGAATGCGCTGCCGGGCATCCCGGTCACATCCGGCGGAAACTACACGGACGAGAACGGGCAGCAGTGGGTGTGCGATGAGGTGGACTTGGCGCGCGGGGTGCGCGTGCAGCGCATCACCAAAATCAAGGTGACGTCTTCGCTCAACTGGCAGACGTCCGGACAAAAGGTTGATAGATACTTTGCTTGGTTCGCTGGCACTTCTGCGACAAATGTTCTTTGTACGCACTTTTCCACCACCGTAGGTTCGGAAGCTGTCGGCGGCGCTATCGCAAACCAAAACAACCTCATCGGCTTTGCCTATGCGCAAAAAGGCACATCAACACTTGATGAATTCAAAGCATTCCTCGACGCGAAAGATGTGTATGTTTGGACATCGCTTGCAACTCCCGTCGAAACCGCCCTTTCCGCTGCTGAAATTGCCGCGTACAAGGCGCTGACCACCTACGCCCCGACGACCAGCATCAGCGTTACTGATGGCGCTGGCGCAGAAATGAAGTATCAGCGTGACGTAAACATTGTAATCAAAAATCTTGAGGATGCGATTGCATCCATGACGCAAAATTAAGGGGGTATCTTTATGGCAATCAATAGTAAGGCACGGCATGATTTGACGCTGCGCGCGATTAAGCGCGAGATTTCCGCTGGGCGTGACGTGGCATTCTGGCTCGATAAGGCTTATGCCCACCTCGATAACGGTCTGTTTGGCGAGAACGACATCGCCGAAATTGAGACGTTGGCACAGGCGTACTATGATTCGCTGGACGCAGCGGAAAATGAGGGAGAAAACGCAATCTAAGTTGCAATTAAGTTGCAATTAAGTTGTAAGCAAGTTGCAATCTCGACTTTTAGCACTGCACAAATACCGAAAAATCGGCATTTTTTAAGTTGCACGCAAGTTGCACGCAAGTTGCACGCAAGTTGCAAGTTAGTACCAAGTTAGTACCAAGTTAGTACCAAGTTTGAGGAGGTGTCATCATGCCCAAAATCGCAGTATCCGCCATTCTGGGCGACTTCCAGCGGATGCTTGACGAGCACTGGAAGTATACGGCTGGTGCAGCGGAGGCGGGGAACGTTGACTGCTCCGGCGCGTTTGTGTGGTCATATCGTCAGCACGGACAGCACATCTACCACGGAAGCAACCGAATTGCGCGGACGGAAATTGTTGAGCTTGTCCCAATCTCTGCCGCAAAGCCCGGAATGGCTGTTTTTAAGTGCCGGAATCCGGGTGATTCGCGGTATGCCTTGCCGTCAGGCTACAAGCAGGGCGGCAAATACTATAACGGCGATTTGAGGGATTTTTACCACATCGGGCTGATGGGTGAGGACGACAAGGTTCTCAATGCGCAGAGTAGCGCAACAGGCTTCGTCGCTTCACCTGTCAAGTCGTGGACGTGTGCAGGATACCTCAAAAAAGTCGAATACAAGGAGGATACACCAATGGTGGATGATAGCAACGACGTTATTTGCGTCGGACGTGTGACAGCGCAGAGCGGCAGCACGGTCAACCTTCGCGCAGAGCCGAGCAAATCCGCAAAGGTGCTGGGAAAAGTAAAAATCGGCACGACTGTCAACGTCATCGGGAATAGTGGCGGATGGCTTCACGTCGAGACGGAGACAAATCAGGGCTACATGATGGAGGAGTTTGTCGATGTGGGTATTTCCAAAACGGAAACACCCACGGTCTCTGAGCTTGCGGAACGCATCGAAAAGCTGGAGGAACGCGTCACAGCACTGGAAGGCGGGGTAGGTTGAGATGGAGAATATCACCGCCGATAAACTGATTCTGGCGCTGGGCGTGATTCTCGTCCTGCTGGGAGCATACAATACATTTTACACCGCGCGAAAAAATGTGAGGGACGAACGCAAGCGCCAGGAGCAGCCAACAAACGCGCTGGCATCCAGCGTATCAGACATCAATCGCAAGCTGGACACAGACAAACGCCGCCTTGACGGGCACGAAGAGCGCATCGGCGGCTTACGTGACGGACTGATGGTAACGTGCGCCGGAGTACAGGCACTTTTGGAACATGAGTTACACAACGGCAACGCCGACGAAATGACGGCGGCAAGCAGGGAAATTGATAATTGGTTGAGGGGCAATGCCCTAAAGGGAGGAAATGCAAAATGAGCGAAAATTTGAAGCGCAAACTGACAAGCCGCAAGTTCTGGGCGGCAGTTGTATCCTTTGTAACCATGCTGATTATGGCGTTCGGCGTAGCGGATGAAACCGCAACACAGGTTGGCAGCATCATCATGGCGGGTGCTACGGTCATCGCCTACATCATCGGCGAGGGCATGACGGACGCGGCGGCAGTCGCGGAGGGCAAGGATAAACCGAAGGAGTAACGCATGAGCCGCGAAGTCGTATGGACAAAAGCGGTTGTAGATGCTTTTGTGGATGAAGCCTGCTTGTCCGATGAAGAAGAGCTGATTATCAGGTCGCGGGCGAAAGGCTGGACACGCACAAAGCAGTCGATGCAGTACAATATGAGCATTCGGAAGATTGACTATATTATACACACGCTGAAAACCAAGTACGACGAGGCTCAGAAATACTCCGAGATTTTACCAAAGCGAAATACAAAGAAAGCCGGGACGTAATGTCCCGGTTTTTTTTGTTGTGCACTATTCTTGCGCCTGACGCTTGCACTCAACTATTATGGCGCGAGAATTTCTCCACTGGTTGTGTACTGCCATTGCAAATATATTTCTTTGTTTTTTCCGAGGATAATGACACCTGCAAGCGCCTTATTGTGTACATCCGCACACCAAGCACCAATCTCTCTGCCTAAATAATATGGGTAGCCGTCAATGCGCTTTATGTAGTGTTCTGGATGCTTCTTGATAAATGCCTCGAACAAAGCATATACTTCTTCGCGCGTAAAATCTTCTTCGCAATAGTCAAGGTTCATGTTTTCCATGCTCTCTTCTCCTTTTGCTTAATTGTGGGGTTGACAAACTAAAAATGATGTGGTACAATCACGGTGTCACCTGTTTCGGCAGGTGTGGAATTGAAACAGTACAAATATCATGGTTTTAAGGGAAAAGCGTCGGCTTCGGTCGATGCTTTTTTCTTTTCTCTACATTTTCGGATGCGCTTGGCATTTTCGCTGTCCGGGGCAAGGCAATATCCGCCTTTTGTATATGGCAGATGGGAAAGGATGGTGTTCGGCGCTACGCCAAATTTCCGCGCTGCATCTTCCAGATTATCTCCTGCTTCGATGGCGGCAGCTATGGCGGCATCGTAGTCGCTCAAAATGCCGTTGTCGATGAGGATGCGCCGCACACGGTATTCGGATAGTCCTAATTCGCGGGCAACCTGCTTCCTGGAATGCATTTTGTTGTATAGCTCGATGATGTAGGCTATATCTTTCATGGTTAGCTGCTGCATGGGGCTTCCTCCTTAGTCCCAAACGTGTTCATCACAGTAGTCCTCCCATTCCTTTTCCATTTCGGCGATAACTTGTGTGTAGTCCTCGCCGTCGATGATGCGTCCACGCGCCTTGCGCCCGGCGGAGGATTTCGCAACGTTGCTTGCGCTGGAATAGGCTTCCGCTTGAAGCATGGCAGCAGCTTTCGGGTACTTCTCACAAAGTTCGGTGGTGCTGACGGCGGGTTTCGTCGGCATCCGCCCTTCTCCTGCGGCTATCACCTTGTCGTGGATGTAGTAATATTTATCCCACGCCATACGCGCTTCCTCAATCTCCTTTATTCCGGGGATGGCATCGCGGCGCTCTTCGCGTTCCGCGCGGATGCGGTCGGCTTCTGCGCGCGCTGCGTCGCGTTCCGCCTTTTCTTCCAGCAGAATCGTTTTGATTTCATCCAGAACAGCGGGTTCGGGGCGCTTCATCGTTTTCTTCAAGCCGCTTATGCGCATCCTTCCGGCGTTTTCTCCGTCGGTGACGATGGAAAACTCAAACCGGTGGTCGTCATAGAGCTTTCTGGCAGAAGCTGACAGCTTTGCGTAGTTTTCGGGCTTCATTTCCTTACCTCTTTCTGTCTGGGGCTTTTATTTTGTACCGCCCTCCTGACACTATTATTATAGCACAAGATATATACTTTGTCAATATCTTTTTAGGGTTTTCCGCAAGTTTTTTTGCATCTTTCACTCTTATTCCTTCCGCACTCTTTCCTCCAGCCACTCCGAGATTGCAAGCCGAATGACAGCAGAATCGTTCAGGCTTAACTTTTTTGCTACGTCCTTAATCTGCGCATTCTGCTCTTTCGTCAGAATGATGCACTTTGCAACCTTGTTACCGTTTTCGCTAATCATCTGTTACTCCTCCTTTCGGGGGCTGCCGTAAATCGGCTTACACCAATTGCCCATGCTTCCGACTACCACCTGCGGCAAGTAAGCGCCTGTGGTGCGGTCGTAGTGCATCAGCGTCAGCTCAATGCCGCGATACACGCATCCGCGGATAACCGCCGCCACGCAAGCGGTCAACCCCGTGACGTAGACGATTAGCGGGTGATTGCCAGTCGTTACCTCGATGTCCGCGTACTCGTTATCATTAAAACGAGTACCATAATTGGACAAGTGCGTTCCTACGCGGTTATCGAGTAACGCGTCAACCGTGTGCTGCATCCCCTCAAAGTCCGTGGGGTCTACCTCCGTGGGAAAGATAAACTCCCCCACGGGCATGTCGTGCCGCCCGGCACACAGACCGACGACGACGGCATTGTCAGGAATGTGAAAAGTAAAGTTAGTCATAATATTTCCTCTCGCTTTCTGCCCTCGAAACCTCCGGGGCGGGGTAGTTGCATCAGTCTGCCAGCACTTCGCCACTTGTGGTGTGCGTCCATTTCAGCGCGATTTCTTTGTTCGCGCCGAGAACGAGAATGCCAGCGAGTGCGAGGTTATGCACGTCAGCGCACCATGCACCCAGCGTTCCGCCGCAATAGTAGGGATAGCCGTCGGTGCGCTTGATATGGTGCTCCGGGTGCTTCTGGATGTACGCAGCAAACAGGGATGCGGCTTCGTCGCGCGTGAAGATTTCTTCACAGTAATCAAGTTCCATTTCGTCCAACATTTTTTTATCCTCCTGCTTATTCTTTTTAGTAGCTCGTCAGCGCGTCGATGATTTCTCGCGCTTCGCTGCTATGCAGCACAGTCCATGCTGCATGATTTTCGTAATCGTAGGGCGTGCTGTTTGCCCTTTTCTCTATCCATGCTGAGACGGACAGTCCTTCTTTTTTGGCTTCTGCCTCGCATTGTTTCCGTCCTTTGAATTGCTCATCAAAGAGACAATTATGCATGAAGCGAATATATTCAGCGGACCTCACAATGTATTTGTTCCGCAAGTCACTCGCGTACTTGACTTGCTTCTCCGATTTTCCGACGATTTCTGGGAGATGCAGTCCTTCAATCAGAGCCTCCGCCTCCGCTGCGTCCTTCTCCTGCTTCACCTTTGCCCAGCAATCGGGGCAGGTGGTGCAGTTTTCTTCCGCCCACGCCTTCCATTCGTCCGCCATCTTGCGGTTGGGACGGAACTGAACCTTCTCAAACTTCGCGCCACACTTGTTGCATTTGCATTCTGCGATTGCTCTTGCCATACTCGTTACCTCTTTCTGTCCGGGGTTCTTTTTGTACCGCCCCTTGACACTATTATTATAGCACAAGATATATACCTTGTCAATACCTTTTAAAGATTTTTCGCAAGTTTTTTTGCATCTTTCCAGCGCTTTGTCTGCATTTTCCAACCGCCCGAATTGCCTATACTATTATTAGTAGGAGGTGGTGCGGTGTATATCCACTACAACCCTAATCCGCGCGGCTTGCGTGTCGGGGATTGCGCTGTCCGTGCAGCATCAAAAGCGGCAGGGGAGACGTGGGGAAGCACCTATGCGGCGCTCTGTGCGCTGGGCTATGACTGCGGCGATATGCCGAACGCTAACCACGTTTGGGGGCGTTACTTGCATGAGCGCGGATTCTCGCGCCACGCCCTGCCGGATACTTGTCCAATCTGCTACACCGTTGCGGACTTCTGCCGCGAACATCCGCGCGGGGTGTACGTCCTCGGAATCGGCGACCACGTTGTGTGTGCCGTAGACGGTGACTGGTACGACGCATGGGATAGCGGCGCGGAAATACCAGCGTACTACTGGAAGGGGGAGGATTGATGTATGGCGTATGGTTATCCACAGTATTATCCACAGATGCCGTATTACAACGCGCAGCAGACGGCAATGCCCGACCAGCTTGCGCAGCTTCGAGCAGCACAGCAGCCGATGATGCAGCAGCAAGCGCAGCCGTCGAGCAACGGACTGATTTGGGTGCAGGGTGAAGCCGGAGCGAAAAGTTACCTTGTAGCAAATGGTTCGAGCGTTCTGCTGATGGACAGCGAGAAGCAGACGTTTTACATCAAGTCAGCGGACGCGGCGGGAATGCCGTCCATGCGCACGTTTGACTACGTGGAGCGCAACGCATCCGTAAAGCCATCCAGCAGCGCGCAGGACGCGCCGGAGTATGTGACGCGGGACGAACTCAACACGCTTACAAAGCGCCTTGAAGCGCTGGAAGGGCGCAAGAAGAAGGGGGTAACGCAGGATGAACCCACTGTTTAACGCACTTGGTGGCGGGCAGATGCCCGGAGCGCTGGGGAATTTCCAGCAGATGATGCAGCAGTTCCAGCAGTTCAAAGCGACGTTTCAAGGCGACCCGGAGCAGGAGGTTCGCAAGCTGATTGCATCCGGAAAAATTTCGCAAAACCAGCTTAACCAGCTTCAACAGGCGGCGCAAATGTTCCAATCGTTCCTCGGTTCTTAACTTTGGCTATATTTGTTGCGCAACAATTTAGCATATACTTTAAAAATCCGAAAGGAGAAAAACAATGAGCATGACTTCGGAACTCTCCGCTTCTGACGTGGCTCTGCTTTCCGGCAGAAACAGCAACCAGAACGGCGACGGCTTCTTCGGTGGCAATGGCGCATACTGGATTATCATCCTTTTCCTCTTCGTCTTCTGCGGATGGGGCAATAACGGATGGGGTGGCTTTGGCAATCGCAACGGCGGACAAGGTTCTGTCATGGACGGTTACGTTCTCACCTCCGACTTCGCCAATATCGAGCGAAAAATCGACAACGTGAACAGCGGCTTGTGTGATGGATTCTATGCACAGGCGCAGCTCACCAATGGCGTACAGATGCAGATGGCAAACGGCTTCGCTCAGGCGGAACTCTCGCGCGCCAATCAGCAAACCGCGCTCATGCAGCAGCTTAACGCGATGCAGGCACAGGCGGCGGATTGCTGCTGCAAGACGCAGACGGCAATCCAGGGCGTGAACTACAACCTTGCCACTCAGGCTTGCGATACTCGCAACACCATCCAGAGCGGCGTTCGCGACATTTTGGACAACGCCAACGCTAACGCCAGAGCGGTGATTGACGCACTGACGGCACAGCGCATCGAGGCGAAGGACGAGAAGATTGCAGCGCAGAATCAGCAGATTTTCGGCTTGCAGCTTGCCGCGTCTCAGGCAGCACAGAATCAGTATCTGGTGAATACGATTCGTCCTTGCCCTGTTCCGGCGTACACGGTGGCCAATCCGTTCTGCTGCAATCAGGCGCAGTATTGCGCTGGTTAA